TGGCAGGGTGTTAACGCTAACGCTGGTGAGTACGCAGGTTTCGAGACATTGTTCTTGGCTGACGCTACGGTTCTTGACGTTGCTGATCCAGAAGCAATCACTTCTGCAAACGTTATTGACGAAATGGCGAAACTTGTTGCTACACTTCCAACACGCGTGAAGCGTGCAACTGAGAAACCTGTAATCGCAGTTTCTTCTAACGTTGCTGAAGCATACAGAACGGCTATCTTAGGTCTTGGCGGTGGATACTACCTTTATCAAGGAGAATCAGTTGTAATGAACTGGCAGGGACAGTATGACGTTATTGAGTGCCCAGGAATGAGCGACGACACAATGGCTTTCTATCAGAAGTCGAACTTGTGGTTTGGTACTAACTTGTTAGACCAATGGAACAGCGTTGCACTTTTGGATATGTACCAGTACGACCTTTCTGACAACGTTCGTTTCGCTTGTTCTTTCTTCGCAGGTGTACAATATGGTTTCGGTAACGAGATTGCGTTCTACCAATACACTGCATAATCTTACCATTCTAACCCTTGCATATAGAGAGGTGGTGGCATAAAAACCACCCCTCTTTTGTGCTAATAAAAAACATATAATTATGGCATGTGAATTAAGCACAGGTTTTACACTCGATTGCAAAGACGGAATCGGTGGGATTAAGCAAATTGTTCTTGTTGACAAGACAGAAGTAAGTTCGTTCACTTTGGACGCTAACGAAATTGTTACTTTAATTATCGGCCCTTCGGCAGGTGATTTGTACACGTACGAATTGCCAACGCAAACAGGATCGTTCGAAGAAACAATTAACTTCAATCGCGACGCAGGTACAATTTTCTACACGCAGACGGTAAACGTAATGTTGAACAAATTAACATCTGCAAAGCGTCTTGAATTGCAAAACGTTGCGCAAGCTCGCGTGATTGTTTTTGTAAACGACACAAACAACAATTGGTGGGCTGTTGGTTATGAGTACGGAGCAGACCTTTCAACAGGAACAGCAGGAACAGGAACGGTGTTAGGAGATATGAACGGCTACACATTAGCGTTCACTCACGAAGCTGCAAAGCGCGCTTACAAATTGAGCGGTGCGCCTTCGACAATTCTTGACTAATCAAAAAACTTTTACACACATAGGGACAAAGCGTCCCTACGTGTTGTAATTTTAACGTAAAGGGAAAAGGGAATGGTATACCTAAACACAAACACAGCGAATCAATACGCGTGGCTTTCGTTAGACGAAGGACGTGCTTACTTCAATGTTGCCTTTACTCATTACCTGCTCGTTATGACTTACGAAATGACAGGTGAACAATTAGCGCAAGTTGTCGAAGTAATAAACGAGAACGAACGCGTAACAAAAATAAGACTTACAACCGTTGGTTTGGTCGATGCAGGTAGATATCACTACGAAGTGTATGGACAAAACAGCAGCAGCAATATAGACCCAACCAACGCTTCCGTCGTTGGATTGATTGAAAAGAGTTTAATGATACTTCAAGACGGAACTATTTTCTTTGACGTTTCTTCACCGACAATTCCTGTCGATGTAATTTACACAGGTGCATAATATGAGCAACATACAAGCAATAAATTTATCAGCATACGAACCAGTTGAAGCAATTGAAACGGAGAATCGTGCGGGTTACATAAACTACGGGCAAAACAATTTATTCCCACAGCACCTCATAACGCTATACTACAACAGTCCTATTCATAACGCGTTGACGAACTCAATTGCTTACATGATTGAGGGCAAAGGCACCGGTACGATTCTCGACAACGCATTGCAAGGAATTGCTTTCGATTTAAAACTTCAAGGTTCATTTTGTGCTGAAGTAATATGGTCGTTGGACTTCACTCGCATTGTACAAATTAACCACTTGCCGTTCGAAAATTGCAGACTTGCATACGACAAAGACGAAGATGATATTACAGGAATTTTCTACTCGAAAGATTGGGCAAACACACGAAGCAAAAAAGGAAAACCCGAATTTATTCCTGCGTTCAATCCGTCCATCGCGCAAGAACAACCACGACAAGTTATCTACGCACACGGAATGATGGCTGGTTCTTCGTACTACGCGAAACCTGACTACTTCGGTGCGTTGAACTACGTTGAGTTGTCCTATCAAATGGGAATGTACCACGTTAACAATATCTTGAATGGTTTATTTCCTTCATTCATTATTAACTTCTTGAATGGTATTCCGCAGAAAGAAGAACGCGAAGCAATACGTCGTGAGTGGGAAACAAGATTGAGTGGCGCAAGTAACGCGGGTAAATTCTTAATGACGTTCAACGAGG